CGCTTCCCCCTGGGGACCGTCGACGATCCTGTCAAGATTCGATCGAAGGGATTCCCGAACGGTCGGCGCTGCAGTTACAAGGCGGATTTTCGCTACAATATCAACGCAACCGGGGCCGTCATCGTCGAAGATGCGAAGGGTCACGACACGGACACGGCCCGACTCCGACGGGCTTTTGTTGAATGGCAGTATAAAATCAGAGTAGTATTGGTTTAGAACAACCCGACAACCCGACAACTATGTCACGCCGTGAGGGCTGAACGTTGGCACGAAAAAAAAACATAACCCCCCGCCGTAGAACGCTTTTTCTGAAAGAATTGAAAGCGAACGGACGCGTCACGTCGGCGGCCAAAAAAGGCGAAATGAATCGGTCATCCTGGTATGACCTGGCCGAACGCGATCCGGAATTCAAAATGGAATGGGACGACGCCCTGGCCGAATTCCTGGACCTGGGCGAGGCGGAAGCCTGGCGGCGGGGGATCGAGGGGATCGACAAGTCGACGCCATACGTTCACGTCATAAACGTCGACGAAAAGGAAACCCGGTTCCACAAGGTAAAGGAAAAATCTGACCGCCTGCTGGAATTCTGTTTGAAAAACCGTCATCCCCATTTTAAGCCGACCCAAGTCCTGGAACATAAATCCGACGGATCCCTGGTCCCGACAGCGGTCCAGCCGAACGTCGACAACCTGACGACCGAAGAACTGGAAGAACTGATCCGCTTGCAAAAGCTGTTACATGCCGCACCCGATCCAGTCGCTAGGTGATTATGAAAACCTTCCGTTCCTTCAGGCCAAAATGGCGGAACGGATGGAAACGGATTTTCATGCGTTCGTCCGAAACGCGTTTCCCTACCTGGACCCGATCCCGTTTATCGATGGTCGTCACGTCGATATTATGTGCGAATATCTGGAAGCCTTTATCGCCGGGGAAATACCGCGCCTGCTGTTAAATATCCCGCCCGGCCATATGAAAAGCCTGACGGTTTCGGTCCTGTTGAATGCCTGGGCCTGGACGAAGCCGTCGCGAACCGGCCTTCGATTCATGGCGACCAGTTACCGGGCCGACCTGGCCCTTCGTGACGCGGACAAAACCCGGCAACTGATCCGGTCAGAATGGTATCAGGAACGCTGGGGGGCTGTTGTCGGGGCGCTGCGGGAAACGAAACTGGCGATCCGCAAAGACCAGGACCAGAAAACCCGCTTCGCCAACGAATTCGGCGGCTATCGATTCAGCACGTCGACCGCCGGGATCATGGGGGAAGGCGGCGATTTCGTTATCCTGGACGATCCGCACAATGTCGAACAGGCCGAAAGCGACGACAACCGGGACGCGATCGTCGAACGGATTCGAATGGCCCTTCCGACCAGGATTCGATCGAAGAACGGCGGGGCTTGCGTAATGATGCAACGCTTACATTCGCGCGACTACGCTGGCCATATCATCGCCGACGGCGCTGACCTGGTCCATTTGTGCCTGCCCGCCCGATACGAAAAAAAGCATCCGTTCGTCAGCGTCCCGATCACGCTGAAAAAGTCGGGGCGAAAGTTACCGGGCGATTTCAGGAAGGCCGAAGGGGAATTGTTATGGCCGGAACTGTTCGACGAATCCCGGCTGTCGACGCTCGAAACGGAAATCGGAAGTTACGCCACGGCGGGCCAAATGCAACAACGGCCAGCCCCCAGGGAAGGCGGGTTGTTCAAGCGGCAATGGTTCAAGGGGAAGTTTATGGACCGGGCCGACGTGCCGAAGAAAGGGTCCTGGGTCCGGGGTTGGGACCTGGCCGCGACCGACGACCAGGCGACCGGCGGGAAAAAAGCGGCCTGGACAGTCGGCTTGTTAATTTTTTACGCGAAGCCTATGATCATCATCGTTGACGTGGTTCGTCTTCGTGGATCGCCTTTAAAAGTTCGGACACTTATGACCGATACGGGCGAAGCGGACGGGAAAGGCGTAATAATCGATTTCCCGCAGGACCCAGGGCAAGCCGGGAAGGCGCAAGCGCAGGACATCGCGGCGGACTTCCCCAGGTTCCGAATCTACTTTTCACCCGAGTCCGGGGAAAAGACACTTCGGGCCGCCGCACCTGCAGCGCAGGCCGAAGCCGGGAACGTTTATCTAGTTCGTGGCGATTGGAACACGGCCTTCCTGGATGAAATTTGCCAGTTTCCAGGGGGATCGTTTGCCGATCAGGTCGACGCCTTTTCCCGCGCATACCATAGGGCCGCCCGTAAACCAAAACCGCCAAGCTCTGGATCGATTTCCGGGGCCGTTTAAAACGTCGACCGTGAGGGTCGAATAATTGGAGCCTTCACAATGTCGACATTGTTACAAAATAAAACCGCCCCCCTGCAGCCAGGCATCACAACCGAACCCCAATCGACGGCGGGCGGGTCAGCGATCGCAACCCCACACCCGGATTTTTCCGCGCGTCAACCCGACTGGATCACCATGTTCGACACGAACGAAGGCCAGCGCCACATCAAAAGCAAGTCGACAAAGTACCTGCAGGCGACTTCCGGAATGACGGCGCTATCGGCAAACCCGAACGTCCTGTCCGACGAAGGGCTGAACCTTTACGCGGCCTATCTGCAGCGGTCCTTTTTCCCCGACCTGGTGAAGGAAACGGTCCGCGCGTTGACCGGCATCCTGGACCGGGAACCGGCAAACATTGAACTTCCGGACGCCCTGGAAGATATGCGCGAAATCGCGACGTCGAAGGGCGAATCGCTGGACGATCTGCTGGTCCAGATTCATATGAATCAACTTTTATATGGTCGCCTGGGCATCCTGGCCGACGTCGATCCAAACCGCGATCTTCCGCTGTTGATCCAATACCCGGCCCCCCAGGTTTTGAACTGGGACGACTTAACCGAAACCCTGGACAAAAAACAGATCGACGACGCCAAACGATCCGAAGCGATCCGGCGGCTGTTGATGGCCGTCATCGACGAAAGCCGATATGAACGCGACACGGGCGATCGTTTCACATGGAACCTAGTTTCGCGCTATCGGGCCTTAAGCCTGGGGACCGCCGAACAGAATGTTTATACCAGCCAGGTCGAACGCGATGGCAAACTTCAAGAGGCGATCCAGCCTTCGATCATGGGGAAGACCCTGGACCAAATCCCGTTCGTGTTCGTGAACACGACCGACCTGGCCACGAAGCCGGGGGAAGTCCCGTTGATCAACCTGGCGAATCTGGCGCTGGCAATTTACCGGGGCGAAGCCGACCATCGGTCCGCGCTGTTTATGTCCGGACAGGACACGCTGGTCCTGACCGGCGTCGACCTGGAAGCCAACGACGGCGAAAACCCGTCGAAGGACACGAAGCCGATCATCGGGTCCGGCGCATACCTGGCCCTTCCCGATCCGGACGCGGACGCGAAATTTATCGGCCCGGATTCCAAAGCGTTACAGGAACAGCGGGTCAGCCTGGAAAACGATTACACCAGGGCGGGCGAAGAAGGCATCAAATTAATGTCCAGCGGGGCCGGGGCCGAAGCCGCCGAAACGCTGCGGATCAGGGTCGCGGCCAGGACGGCGACACTTCAAACGATCGCCATGACCAGCGCGACGGCCCTGGAATCGATCCTTCGGATTTGTGCCGTATGGGTCGGGGCCAATCCTGACGACGTGAAGGTCGAACCGAACCTGGACTTTATCGACGAATCGAACGATCCGGGCGAACTGGTGAAATTCGCCGTCGCTAAAAAGGCCGGGACCCCGCTGTCCTGGAAGTCGATTCACGGTTGGATGCGTCAAAAGGATTTGACCGAAATGACCTTCGACGAAGAACTGGCGCAAATCGCGATCGAAGACGACATCGAAGTCCTGGCCGGGGTCGACGACGGCCTGGGCGAAGAAGATGACGACGACGGCAACCAGGGCGGCCAGGGCGGCAACGATGACGACGACGACAACGACGACGGCAACGACGACGACCAGGCGTAAATCATGCCGACAGTTAACGAGGAAATTCGGGACGAACTGACCCGGCATAAAATCGGGGTCATTCGCTTCGGGAACGGCGTCAGCAAACGGATCACGGCGATCCTGAACCGGGCCGAACCCGAACTTCAAAGGAAATTGAAGGCGCGCCTGGATCGAATCGCGGGCCTGGGCTATGACCCTGGACCCGCGACCACGGCGCGAATGATCAAAACCGCGTTACTGATCAAGGGAATCAACGACCCGACGTTCGCCGAAATAAATAAGTTTGTCCGCGACGAACTGGTCGGCCTGGCGAAAGGCGAAACGATCTTCGTTTCTAACGTGATCAGCCAATCGCTTCCCGTGGTCTATCCCGTTGTCTTACCATCGCCCCGCCAGCTTCGCGGGATCGTGTTCGCCCGACCGATCGAAAACGAAGTCCTGGCCCAATGGTTGAAGCGTTACCAGGTCGGCGACCAGCGGCGGATCATGGATGAAATTCGCCAGGGCTTGGTTTTCAGCGAAACGCCGACCCAGATCAGCCGCCGCATTTTCGGAACCAGGGCTTTAAACGGAAGCGACGGGGCCAGGGAAATCACCAGGCGGGGCGCGCAAACCCTGGCGCAAACGACGGCCAGCGCGATCCAGAACGGCGTCTATGTCGAACTGTATAAGGAAAATAAGCGGATCATCAGAAAGGAAATTTATGTCGCGACGCTCGATTCCCGGACGACGCCGATCTGTCAATCCCTGGACGGCCAGGTTTTCGACGTCGGCGAAGGCTGGATTCCCCCGGTCCATTTCAATTGCCGGTCGGTCCGGTCCCCGATCATCGACGGGCGACGCCTGGGTTCGAGGCCCGCGACGACGGCGACGTCGCGCAGCCTGTCAGGATTGCGCGGGGCGCAACGCCGGACGGCCCTGGATAAGATGGTCGGGCGGGTCCCGGCGGAAACGACCTATCAGAAATTTTTGACTGATTCGCCGGTCGCATTTCAAAACGAAGTTTTAGGACCGACACGCGGGCGGCTGTTCAGGAAGGGCGAATTCGACCTGGACGCGTTCGTCAATGACAAGGGTCAATCGCTGACACTTCGCCAGCTTTACGACACGAAGCCGGGGGCGTTTCAGCGGTCCGGCATCCCGGCCCCGCCGGTTGATTAATTGCAAAACGAAAAAGCCGGGTATATGATCCGGCCCAAGTCCGATAAATATCCGCGAGGGATATTCGAATATGCCACTTGAATCAGTGATCGCCGATAAGGCTGGAATCCCCCAGGGGCTAGAATCCTATTACATCGAAAAGGACGGAAAGTTCGTCCTGGACGTGACGGGGATGAAAACCCAGGTCGATTTCGACGCCTACGCCGAAGCCCTGAAAAAGCGATTCACTGACAGCGCGGCGGACTTAGCGAAAGCGAACGGCGGGAATCTAAGTCGTGACGACATTTTCAAGCACGTCGACGAAGCGTTGAAAAAAGGCTTCGAAGACAACCGCGCCGGGAACGGCGGCGGCGGCGGCGGCGGCGGAAAAGACGACGACAACCAGGGCGGCGATGTCGCCGCGCGATTGCATGACCTGGAACGCAACGTCGCCAGCCAAACCGACACCATTACAAAATTGACCCAGGAACGCGACGACGCGATCGGGAATTCTAAGGAAACAACAATTCGAAACACCTTATCCGAAGCGGCAACCAAAGCGGGCGCGACGCCCGACGGGGTCGGAAACCTGGTAACACTGACAGCGCAAAATTTCGAAGTCACCCAGGACGGGACGGTCGTGACAAAACTGGACGCGAAGTCCGGAACGCCCAACCAGTCCGCCGATGATTTTTTCTCGAATGCTGCCCGTCAAAAGGAATTCAGAATGTTTTGGCCGCCTTCAAAGGGCGGGGGCGCTGATAATGGTGGCGCTGGCGGCGGGGGCGGGGGCGGCGGCGATTTAGGCGCTGGAAATCCCTGGACGAAAGCCGGTTGGAACATGACGAAACAAGGACAAATGCTAGTAGGAAACCGCGCCGAAGCTGACCGTTTAATGGAAGCCGCTGGCGTTAAACTTGGCGCGACCGCCGCAATCCGGTAGAGTGTCAAACAACTAAACCCGCCGACGCCGTGAGGGCTGGCAATAATTGGAGCCTTCACCATGCCAGAAGTAAGAATCGCGGACGTCGTAGTCCCGGAAATATTCGCCCCATACGTTCAAGCCATGACCGAGCAAAAAACGAACCTGATCGATTCGGGCGTCGTTGTTCGTGATCCGGCGCTAGATGGTTATCTAGCGGGCGGGGGGACAACCTTCAACGCGCCGTCCTGGCGTGACATCGACGACGACTCGAATATCCTGGCGGATCGCGTGTCGTCAGATAACCCGGCGACAATCGCAACGCCGAACAAAATCCAAACGAACCAGGAAATCGCGACCCGGTTGTCGCGGAACCAAAGCTGGAAAACGATGGACCTGGTCGCGGCCCTGTCGGGAAGCGATCCGTCGACTGCGATCGCGAATCGTGTCGCGGCATATTGGCGGCGTCGCCTGCAGGCGGTTTTTGTTGCTACCTGGACCGGCATTTTCGCCGATAACGCCCAGGTTACGCCGAACGATGACCCGCGCGCTGGCATCACGAACAACGAAGTCCAGGACGATCTGACCGTCGATATTTCCGGCGCATTTACCCCAGGCGTAACGGACTTTTCAGCCGAAGCGTTTATCGATGCGATCACCACGGCGGGCGATAGTCAGGAAGATTTCACAACCGTTTTTATGCATTCGATCGTTTACGCCAGGGCGCAGAAAAACAACCTGATCGACTTCGTTCCCGATTCAGTGAACGCCGACGCCGCCGCGATCCCGACCTTCCTGGGCCGACGGGTAATCGTCGATGACACCATGCCGAACGCGGCGGGCGTCTTCGATACCTGGATTTTCGGTTCGCAGGCGTCCCGATGGGGCGTTGGAAATCCGAAGGTCCCGGCGGAAGTTGATCGCCAGCCTGACGAAGGCAACGGCGGCGGTTCAGAGTCG